TTTGTATAAAGCCGTCCACACACCCAGTGTGGTAGCTTCATTGGCGCCAGTGATTCAGCCCCACCCTAGTGTGTCATGGGTTGGATTTGGAGGATACTGTAGTGATTTCTACCGAAAGGTAGGGATCACACCCCTTAAGTACTTCCTTGGTGACCTGCTCTTTTCTTCAAAAGCAGGCCCCTCGGTTACACCTGCGGGGCTCGGTTGGGTAACCGATGCATTATCCTGGCAAATCGTACAAGAGGGGCTTCCTAAGGATCCATCATTTGCGGAGGTGGCCGGTTACAGGGCGGGGATTCAATCCCCCCTGTTCCGTTTCGCCGAAGCATTTGATGTTCTTCCTGGGGTTACCGCTCTGTACAACAACCTTATCGGTCTTAAGCAGAAGTATACGGATGAAGTAATGATTCCGTTGTCTACTGCTAAGCCCGGTCTCACTAAGAGTGGGAAGAAGAAGCAGTGTTCCTACTGGGGTGGGCATGATGCCCCCGGCCTAGTAGGAAAACTGGTCTTCCTTATGGAGGCAGCAGGAAAGATTAGGACGATAGCGATTGGAGATTGTTTCTCACAAACACTTCTTCGCCCAATTCATGATTTCCTGTTCTCCATACTGAAGCGCTGGAGTGAGGTCGATGGTACCTTTGATCAACAAGGTGCTGTTGACCGGTTCCGAGATAAAGGTTTTCAGGAGATATTCTCCTTTGATCTCTCCAAAGCTACGGATACAATACCCCACAACTTGTACTTAGGCTTGTTGGGTCCCTTGTTAGGAACAAAACAAGCGAAAGCTTGGTTGGATCTAATGGTGGATAGGACCTTTAAGGTCCAGAAGCCGTTTCCGTCGTTTTCGATCAAAGAAGGACTGTCTACCGTTCGGTACACTAGAGGACAACCCATGGGCATGTATAGCTCGTGGGGGGCCCTCGCTGTGCTTCACCATCTGATTATTCAGTATTGTGCAGCACAAGTCGTGTCCCGAATGGGTAGCCAGGCGACAGGTGGATGGAGGACCGGACCGTTGCCCTTCAACAATTACTTGGTGTTGGGTGACGATATGGTTCTCGCGTGTCCACACGTCGCAAGCGAGTATCAGAAGTTCTGTTCCAGCAATGGGATTGAGCTTTCGCTTTCAAAATCTTTCATTTCTGGTCGAGGTTTCTTCAACTTCGCCTCCCAGAGTGTACTCGGGATGGAAAATATCTCTCCGGCATCTGCTAGAGAGTTCTTTTCTATTACGAGCCTGACTGGAAGAGTCTCACAACTACAGGGTATGGTTTCCAAAGGTTTCTTTGGGACTAAACCGGTAGGCTTTGGGACTCTCCTAAGAGGTCTTTATACACCTACGGCCTATAAGGTTGTAGTGAGACCTGCTCTCACGGGTGGGGTAGTAACTACCCCCATTCGGTTAGGGATCTCGGCACTATCGTCCTTCGAGAAGTTTCCTTCATTGAAGTTAGACAGCCCGTTCCGGTACCCTTGGATGGCTTCCATTTCTGGAATTCCATCACAAGTCCGGTCGATCTGGTATAACCAAATGAAACCCATGAGTTTAGGCGACTTGCAACTCCTGGGAGCTGCTATCATAAATGTGGTGCAGGCTCTAG